TTTTCCACCATTTATATAACCACATAGTTTTTAATGGATATATTTCTGGGTCAGGTAATTCATTTTTAAAATAACTCATGAACTCCAATAATTCTTCATCATTCAATGTTTTCTATTACCATCAAACACACAAACAAAATAAGCGCCTTCATCACCTGCTTCTACTTTATGAAATATACCATCTTCAATAAGAACCATTTGACCTTCACGTATTTGAAATCTTTTTTCACCTAAAGTCATATGGCCACCGCCTTTAAGGAACATATAAACTTCTTCTTGGCCTTCGTGAAAATGACCTGATGTTGCTTTACCTGGCTTTAGTTCAGTAGAACTAATAACAAGATTATTTAGCATTGTATTATCACGAACTAAATATCTGTCATCTTCTTTGACTACATAACCATTAATATGTCTCATACTCATTACTTCTTGACTAAGCATTTTGACACCTCTTTGAATTTGGATGTCTTTTACATCTAAATGTTCCATGGCTCATAATTTTTTTAGATAATACATTTTTATTAGCATCTCTTTTCCGTATAACATACGGTATCATTGTTTTACTCATCGAAATATCCTATTACCCCAAACTTCAATTGCAAGTTTTCTTGATAAACCTCGCATTTTTAATTGTTTGTTTTTTGCATTGTTTAAAATTCTAGCTTCTCTTGGGTCAAGAGATTCTAATATATCTCTAAATTGATTTGAATTAACATCCTTAGATGCAAATTTATTAGTTAACGCAACATATTGTTTAGTTGCTGCATGTAATGTTGTTTTAGGTTCTTCTGCTTCTTCATATTCTATTTCATCATTTACATTCAAGTTAATATTAGAGTCAAAATTTAAACGCATAAGCGTTCTTAATCCTATACTATCATTGTCCAATAAAGCTTTAGCTTTATCTGCGTGTGAATTAGCTCTACCAAGTGTTGTAAAAACTTCATGTATTTCCATTAAAATTCTCCGGCATTTTCAATTAACATTTTCATTCTATTCTCTATTAAATAAGTTAAAATATTTTGTCTATTAGGGTATTTATAGTTTTCATATTGGTCAATAGATTCTTTTTTAATTGCTTCAGGTGTTCTATCTAAATCAATCATTTCTCTATTACGAATATAATTTCTAAATACTTCTTGTGGCATAACTTCTTTGAGCTTATCTTTATTCTCCCACCATTCTGCCATCTTCTTTTTAGTCATTGGACTTTGTCTAATATGGTCTACTAAAACATTATCTGGACTTAACACGTTTGGAACACCATCACCAGTATCACCTTTACATAAATGTTCAAATAAGTATTTTTGTGGATTAGAGTCTTTTACCATTTTATTAAATAATGGAGACCATTGAATAACATGACCATGTTTTTGTAATTGGATAAAATCTTTATCAGCAGATATAATAACCACATCCTCACCAATAAGAGGAATGGATTTATGTACTGTTAAAGCACCAATGATATCATCTGCTTCAGCGTTGTCTATTTTAATAACTGCGTATGGGAAGTTCTCCCTTAAGTCATTTAATGTTGAATCAATTAAATCAAATATTGCAGCCCAATCATGTTTATCTTTTTCTCTACCAGTTTTACGATTAGCTTTATATTCTGGATATACATCTTTACGCCAACTTCTACTATCACAACATATGACTATTTTGCCATATTTACCTTCACTATATTTTTTTCTATATAGTCTAAGGTTATTAATAATAATATGTTTAACTAAATTTTCAGATAGTCCTTCACCTCTATTTAAAGAGCCCATAATACTACCTACTGCTAAACCATTAAAATCTACTAAAACCATTCATTTTACTCCATTCATAATATAGTACTATTATATCATAGTTTTGTCCGATTGTACATACCCTTCTGGTAATTTTTTTATAGATCCACCGCCAATTTTTATAGCAATAATTCCATTATAGTTATCTTCCCGCAAAAGTACATTTTCATCAAACTGTATTTTTGCCTCCATATAATTCGTCTGACCGCGGGAACTACAGAGACATATGATTTCGCGCTTAAAGTTGTGTTTTCCGTGTTTTTCAATGTCTTCTAATAATCTTTTAGATGAGCCCCAATAATCTTGCCAATCAGTTTCTTTTGTGACTTTACGTTTTCTTTTAAATCCTTTTAAAGGGTTTAACTTTCTGACGGTATTAAAGTATTTACGACCAATGTAATCATATCCATTGCTAAGGTTGGTAATACGATACACAAAACCATAAAAATCACCAATATCATCAGAAGTGAATTGTTTCCCATTATGCGTCCAATCGGTCTTCGTCGTAATCGTATTCCGATGCATCATATCCTCCTCTACTTGCCCATTCTAAATTTGACCCACAAAAGGGACAATTTGTAACTGGCATATCCAATTCAATTGCTTCGGTTGCGAAGCCCATCTCGTCTTTAACCATTACTTCAAATGGTTGACTATTACAATTATTACATATCATAAACTTAACTCTCCTACGGTCCAAAATGACATCATATTATCATATGTTCCTATGTACTTTCCATCAATATATATTTGTGGAAATGTTCTAGTCCCTGGTGGAACTTCTTCAAAGAATTGTTTAGGTGTCCAGTCCGGACCCTCTACATTTCTCTCTTCGTAACTTACTCCTTTCTGATCTAATATAGCTTTTGCTTTGCTACAATAGATACAGTTGTTCTTACTCCATACTACTGCTCTCATAAACTTAATCCTTCAAATGAATTTTTATCTACATCTTGTTTAACGCCACCTAAGACGTAAGATGTTATTTCTGTTTCTTGCGGAGCAACTTGAACTGCTCCTCCACTTATCCATTTTTCTGTCCATGGAAGTGGGTTATGCATATGTACTGTGAATGGAACATCATAACCAAGACTCTTAATTCTTTTTGCTCCTATCCATCTTACATACTCTTTAAGAAGCTCACCATTTAAACCAATCATTGAACCACTATCAAATAAGTAATCACACCAATCTTCTTCTTGTACTAATGCATCTTCAAATAATTTCGTTACTTCGTCTTGTGTTTCTTCTTTAATTTTTATAAAATCTTTATCATCTTTAATTAATTGCCTAATTATATTAAGGCTTGCTGCAAGGTGGAGATTCTCATCCCTAGCAATTAACTTAATAATTTTTGCATTACCTTCCATTTGTTTTAATTCTGCGAATGCCCACGAGCATGCGAAGCTCGCATAAAATCTTATTCCTTCTAAGATATAAATAGAAATTAAGCATAAGTATAATAATTTTTTATGTTTATAATTTCCGTATGGTCCTTTCCAATTCATTAGGTTATCATAATGTTCAGATATATCCTTTGCGCAATCTAATATTTCTGGAATTAATTTAATCTCATCAAATACTTTAGATGGATTAGGATAAACATTTCTGATTACATGGGTATAAGACCTTGAATGAATGGTCTCAAAGAATGCCCATGTCTCTATACATAATTCCAATTCTGGATTACTTGCTATGGGTAATAATGCTAAATCTGGACTACGACCTTGTACACTATCTAAAAGGATTTGTCTTTTAAGGTTTGCTGTAAATATATGTTCTTCATTTTCTGTTAATTTACCAAAATCAATTTTGTCTTTTGTGACATCAATCTCATCTGGTGTCCAATAAAATGATAACATTTTTTCATATAATTTTTGGATAGCTGGATATTTAACCATATCATATCGTGCAATATCAACACCTTCGTCAAAGAATAACTCTTTTTCCATGTGGTGTTTTGTGTTGATTTGAAATACGGATTTTTTCATACTATAAAGCTTTCTCCACAACCACATTCGGCTCTTGAATTAGGGTTGGAAAATTCAAAACCTTCGTTAAGACCTTTTTTAACATGGTCTATTTGTGAACCATCTACGTACACTAAAGATTTTTGGTCGATTAAGATTGGAATACCTTGCTCTTTATATTCGGTATCTTCTATATTTTTATATCTGGCCCATTCGAGTACATATTGCATACCTGAACATCCTGCAGCTTTTACCATTATTCTTAAACCTCTATTTTCACCGATTAATGGTTTAAGTTTTTCGAGTGCAGTAGGAGTTAGGGTAACCATATTAATATGTATATAAAAAAAAGACCGGAGTATTGGGTGATAAGGGACTCCGGAGAAAACCTCAACTAGCTATCATGCAGCTAGTAAATAATCGTTTTGATTGCCGATTAAATTTTTCATTTTTAAGCCTTTGTTGGCTGACGAGTCTCAAGCGGATCTGCTACCTAATCGATGCCTTGTCTCCCCCATTTAATAATACTACCTGAATATTATTAGGTGGAGGAGGTGGGAATTGAACCCACGTGTTAAGTGCTCCTACCTTTACCTTTACGTCGTTTAACTCACTTCATTTTTGAATGAATGTTATTTATGCATCATCAGATGAAAGTAATTTCCACAGAATTCCTGCAGCAATTAATCCAACTAAGCCAGCGTCTCCTAGCTGATGAACAATACCAATGATTGTACCTATGACGTCGCCGCCAAGGAAAGGTACGCTTCCACCAAAAACGATTTGTAAAACAATCGCTAAAGAAATAAGCATCACACCGATACTTGTTGCAGCGGCTACGCCGCCAGTGATTTTATCTAACATATATTCTCCTATGTCGTTTTAAAAAATAGTTTAGCCTTGTCTCGAAGGTGTATCATTTCTATACCCCGTGTTGTGGTATAAAAAATTCTCTTGTTTATATATATAAAATTTCTACGTGGACTTGTAGACTATTATGAAATGATTCCGGTTATCCTGTTTCCCCAGAATATAGTATATATATAATAATTCAATTTTCCAAAAATGGATTATCAATAGACTCTGTTATTGTTATTCCAAATCTTTTATTAGTAATTCCTTCTACAGTATGTAATACATTAACTTTTAATTGATGCCATCTATTTGGTTCAATACATTCTCTATGAATCTCTTTATAATTATCATCATACCAAACTGTTTCTACATTATTTCCACCAGTATTTATAATATAATTAAATGCAAAATCTCTATCATCTTTATGTATAGGAACACCCCTATATATACATTGATAATTACATAACAAATTATCAATTCTGGTATAATGGGTGGATTTATCAACTAAATCAGGAAATAATATTTTTAATTCCTCCGTTAATTCATTTCCACATTTATGTATAGTATAAAATCCACTGCCGTATTTCCAATGGTTTGGAATTTTCTGAACTTGATAATAATTTTTATATCTACTTGGTTGTCGTATATTTAAATATTTAACAAATTGATTTTCCATATTATATATTATACCATAGTTTTAGCCAAAAGTAAACAGCTAAAGGGTACAAGATTCACAATAATCATCATATTCTTGTTGGGTAGCAAAGTCATCTCTTGATAAATCTTCAGTTGATTCATCTTCAATTGCTAAATCATTTGTATTAAAATAATATAATTGTTTACCACCATACTTATAAAATGTAATTAAATCCTTCATCATTTCAGACATTGGAACTTTATTATCCTCATATTGAGCTGGATTATATGATGTATTTACGGATATTCCTTGGTCAACATACTTTTGGATTACTGCCATAATTTTTAAATAACCTTCTGGTCCTTTTTGGTCCCATAACAAATCATATTTATTTTTAAGGTTATATATTTGTGGTACAACCTGAGCCATTACACCATCTTTTGATTGTTTATATGATACTAATGCCCTTGGTGGTTCTACACCATTTGTAGCATTACCTATTTGAGCTGATGTTTCAGCTGGCATAATAGCCATTAATGTACTGTTTCTTATACCTGATTTTTGTAATTGATTCTTTAAAGACTTCCAAGGCATCCTTTGTTTCGGCTTAATTAGTTCATCCACTTCACTTTTATAAGTGTCTATCGGCAGTATCCCGTGACCGTATTTGGTCTCTAGTGACTTATAGCAACATCCCTTCTCTTGAGCCAAATCAGCACTAGCTTTAATGAGATAATAAGACCACGCTTCCGCGTACTCATCAACTGTGGCAAGAGCTTCATCATTATATTTAAGTCCTCTTTTAGCAAGGAAATATGCAAGGTTTATTATACCAACTCCTAATGGTCTCCTATTCATTGTTGACCTTTGTGCCGCAATAATAGGATAGTTTTGATAATCCAATAATGCATCTAAAGAACGTACAGCCAATTCACAATATTTTTCAAAATCTTTAGGGTCATTTATTAATCCCCAATTAATTGCTGAAAGAGTACATAAAGATATTTCACCTTTTTCTGTATCATCATAAGATTCTAATCCATGACTTGGTAAATCAATTTCACAACATAAATTACTTTGGTGAATTGGTGCTTGCTTCTCAATAAATGCACCATGTGTATTTGCATGGTCTACATTTTGTAGATATATTCGGCCCGTCTCTTTGCGTTCTGTTAAGAATTGTGAGAATACTTCTAAAGCTGGTAAAGATTTTTTACGTATTTTACGTGACCTTTCATACTTCTCATATAACTCTTGGAATAAATCTTGGTCCTCAAAGAATGCATCATATAATCCAGGCACATCATCAGGCGAAAAGAAAGTAATATTCCCACCAGTTAATAATCTCTCATACATAAGCTTATTAAATTGGAAGGCATAATCCATATTACGAATACGTGTTTCTTCTGTACCTCTATTGTTTTTTAATACAACTAAGTCTTCAAATTCATAATGCCAAACAGGCATATATACAGTTGCAGCTCCTCCCCTAACACCACCCTGACTACAAGATTTTACTGCAGATTGGAAATATTTAAGGAATGGAATTAATCCAGTATGTACTACTGAACCATCACCAATATGAGCACCTACACCACGTATTTTACCAGCATTAATACCTAATCCAGCTTTTTTACTAATATATGAAACAATAGATGTTGCTGTAGCATTAATAGAATTTAATGAATCATTTGATTCGAGTACAACACAAGAACTAAATTGTCTTGTTGGAGTTCTTACACCAGCCATAATAGGTGTAGGCAATGAGATATAAAATTGACTTATAGCATGATAAAATTCTCTTATAAATCTCATTCGTCTTCCATTATACCTACCAAATAATGTCATAGCAATCATTATATAAAGAACTTGTGGTGTTTCATATATAGTACCATTTGCTCTATTTTGTACTAAATATTTTGACCTCATTTGTTCCATACCAGCATATGTGAAGTCATCATCTCTAGAATGATTTAATATATAACTATTAATATAATCTATTTCAGCTTCTGAATATTGATTTAATATTTCTGGGTCATATACACCAGCATCAATATTATGATTTATAATATCAATAAGAGGCCAAGGGTCTTTGTCACCATATACTAATTTTTTAAGTTTATAATTAATTAGCCTTGCAGCTACAAATTGATAATTAGGTGTATTTTCAGTTATGAGTTCAGATGATGATTTGATAAGAAGATC